CAAGACAGGTCTGCTGACGCTAATACAACTGTGCGAGTCCTTAAAAATCGATACTCTGGCGAGACTGGCATCGCTTGCCACTTGAAATATAACCTTAATACATGCCAATTTACAGAAACTAATGAAGCTGAACCCCATTTCAACCCGTCAACCGATTTCTGAATCTAGTCCCTATAAACCCTGGGTGCATCCTTGGTATGAGTATGAGCACCCATCGCTAGATTACTCACAATTAAAGCGGCCTAACCCTCCAACACAGGCGATGATCGACAAAGCACAATTTGTAGATAAGACTTACGTATGGAATCACCGATGAATCCCTATGAACAAAGTCTTTATTTATTTGGAATTAGATGCGAAGTTCTTATTGCCATGGAACGAGGAGGAAAGATTGGCCCAGAGGAAGCGTATCAAGAAATAAAAAAAGAACTTAAAACTTTAAAGAAAGTACGAAAGCAAGAGACTTTCAATGAACCTAGTATTTGACGTTGAGGCTAATGGCCTTTTGAAAGATGTAAGCTCTATTCACTGTGTCTGTATCTATGATATAGATAATGATCAGACTTCAATCTTTAACGACGTTGGAACCGGTGAACCGATAACAAGGGCTGTCACAATGCTTGAAGAAGCAGAACATGTGGTCGGCCATAACATTATTAACTACGATTTACCGGCTCTTAAGAAATGCTACCCATTCTTTGACTTTAAAGGTCAAGCAGTTGACACTCTTATCCTGTCTCACGTGTATCACGCTAATCTATTAGACATTGATAAGAAACGCAAATGGCTTGACATGCCTGCTAAACTGTACGGATCACACAGTCTCAAAGCCTACGGTTACCGCCTGGGTGAACATAAGGCTGAGATCGAAACAGCGTGGGATTCATGGAGTCAAGAGATGGAAGATTATATGGCACAAGACGTTGTTGTAACACGTAAATTATGGAAGCATTTCCTCCCCTACCTGACTGGCTCCAAATGGAGCACCAAGTAGCTACTATATTAACTGCACAGGAACAACATGGATGGTATTTTGATGAACGAGCTGCATGGGAACTTGCATCAGCTCTCCGAACTGAACTTGAAAACATTGATTCACTACTACGAAAGCGGTACCCTCTCGTCCCAGGACAGAGATTCACTCCTAAGCGAGATAACAAAAGCAAAGGCTACATCGCAGGTGCCGAATTTACACGACTGAAGGAGTTTAACCCCACATCACGGGACCACATAGCATGGATATTGAAGACACACAGCGGATGGATCCCCACCGCTTTGACAGCTACTGGGAAGCCTATCGTAGACGAAACATCTTTGAAGGATATTGGAACCGACCTGGCGCTCTCGTTCTTGAGGATGCTGGAGATTACGAAGATGTTAGGGATGCTCTCCGAAGGGAAGAACGCCTGGCTGAAGCTTGTTACGAGATCTAAACGCATCCACCACCATTGTAGTGTAGCTACTAACACGGGCCGTTGTGCCCACCGAAACCCAAACCTTGCGCAGACGCCTAGTGACGAACGATTTAGACAATTATTTACCGCCACGCCCGGACAAATACTGGTGGGTGCGGACCTTGCTGGTATTGAGCTTCGTATGCTCTCCCATTATCTTCATCGCTACGATGAGGGTCGTTATGCACACATTCTCCTCACCGGCGACATACATCAAACCAATGCAGACAAAATTGGAATCAGTAGGAAACTCGTCAAAACAGTTACTTACGCCTTCCTCTACGGCGCTGGAGACATTAAAATTGGATTAAGCTATGACAAGCAACTCCCCCCTTCACAGGCTAAAGCAAAAGGCAAAGAGATTCGCAAGGCTTATATCGAAGCCATTCCGGGTCTTGCTGACCTACTTGCTGCTGTTCAAACTGCGGCTGATCGTGGCTATGTTAACGCGATTGATGGAAGACGACTTAACGTTGACTCACCGCATAAAGCACTCAACTTTCTACTACAAGGGTCTAGCGCATCTTTGGCGAAGAAATGGTTAGTCATAGCTAACGACACTGTTAAAGAAACAAACTTGTGTGCATCGCAACTAGCGTTTGTACATGACGAATTGCAATATGAATGCCACCCACCTCAAGCCGATGAACTTAAATTTGCTCTGGAACTATCCGCTACACTTGCTGGAGAGTTCTACAACATACGCTGTCCTATTGCAGCCGAAGGCAAAATTGGTGTAAATTGGGCAGAGGTACACTAATATGACACTACTAATTGATGCAGACTACATCGTCTACAAGGCCTGTGCAGCCTGCGAGACAGAAATTGATTTCGGAAACGACGTTATCGTCGTCACCTCCAGATTCTCCGAAGTCATGGAAACAATCGAATCAAACCTCTATGACATCGCAAGTGATCTTGGATGTTTCGATGATTTTATTCTTTTCTTTTCTAGTAGCCGCAACTTTCGTAAATTACTCTATCCAGCGTATAAAGGACACCGTAATCGAAAGAAACCCTGTGGTTACCGAAGAGCGATTAACCAACTGAAGAAAGAGCACCACGTTATTATTCACCCATTCCTTGAAGCTGATGATGCTATTGGTATCTATGCAACAAGGCACCCTGGTAATATAGTCGTTTCTCCTGACAAGGATATGCGTCAAATCCCAGGAGATTTATTTGACCTGTCCGATGGTGTTATCACTATCACACCTGAGGAAGCAGAACGTTGGCATCTTATTCAAACAATGTCAGGAGACCAAACAGATGGTTACAGTGGCATCCCTGGTATCGGCGTTAAGCGTGCAGCAGCACTGCTTGACAAAGATGGCTGTACATGGGATACTGTAGTCAAGGCTTACAAAGCTAAGGGATTGTCGGAAGACGATGCTTTACTGAATGCTCGACTGGCAAAGATTCTACATAACGAACATTATGACGCCGGACGAAAACAAATCCTCTACTGGACTCCCCCCGATGCCCGTAACACAACCAACAATGGAGCAGGAGTTCGCACTGAAGCGGCTTGAAGACCTCCTACCTAAAGCTTCTAAGGATGACATTATTACCATCCTTATGGCACTACAACGACAAAACTACGCACTAACAAATACAGTTAAGCAACTGCTTAAAGAATGGCCCACTCCCCAGACTATTACCGACGCGGATCCATCGAAGTATGGGACTTTATTCGTGATCAAGAACTATCCTACCACTTAGGCAATGCGGTAAAATACATCTGCCGAGCTGGATACAAAGACAATTATGTCGAAGACTTAGAAAAAGCAATTCACTACCTCACCAACGAACTGAAATATGTCACTGCTCAGCAACCAAGCGATCGAGTTCCGGAACTCCTACGGTATACGGAACGATTTGAACCGACGCCTTATGCAGAAGAATTTGATCGTTGAAGAATTCAAAGAGTTTATTGAAGCAGATTACAACATGGCTATGATGGACATCAGTAGCCGTGCTGACTGCCTCAAAGAACTAGCCGATCTAGTGTATGTTTGTGCTCAGTACGCTGAGAACATGGACTGGGACTTGGAGCAAGCATTGCGCCGTGTCCATAAAAGTAACATGAGTAAACTCGATAATGACGGCAAACCAATTTACCGTAAAGATGGTAAAGTCCTAAAAGGACCAAATTACGAACCACCCAACCTGTCAGACCTAGTTTAAATAATGAGTATTTCCGATCTTGTAGCCCGCACTGGGCGCGTACAATCTTGGATCGATGATCCCACTTCCAGATTACCTGTCAGCTGCACGGTTTTTTCCGTGGAGGACAGCATCGAGGGAGAAAACGGTATTGAAGCGTCTTGGCGTTTTGTCAGCCATGCTCTGCGTTTTGGCGCAGGCTGTGCTGTCCACCTGACAAAGCTCCGTCCAAAAGGTTCTGAGAACAAAAATGGACTTGTAGCTTCAGGGCCGGTTAGCTTCGCTAAAATTTACAGTACCCTCAATGAGATTCTCCGTCGCGGCGGAGTGTACAAAAACGGTGCCGTAGTGTGTCATTTGGACCTCTCGCACCCTGATATTCTTGACTTTATCAACGTTCCACGTCACGAGTTGCCGTGGGTTAAGCGTTGTGTTAACTTGAACCAGACCATGTGGGATGAGTCATCTCCCCAAACAAAGGAAGACCTGCTACGTGGTATTCGTCAAGGCGACATCTGGTTAAACAAAATTAAATACGATAAAAATGGCGACCGAATTTATGGTAACGTTTGTTTGGAGGTTTATCTACCTTCCCGTGGTACTTGCTTGCTGCAGCATATTAACTGTGGCGCTGCTACTGTGGGTGATCTTGAGCCTGCCTTTGTAGAAGGTATGAGGCAGCTGTGTGAGCTGCACTCTAAAACAAACATCGAGGAATCAGGTGAATACCTGTCTCCAGAGGTAGATCGTCAAGTTGGTCTCGGTATGCTTGGACTTGCCAACATGCTGCGACGATACAAAGTATCTTACAAAGAGTTCGGTCAAGGTCTAGAGGATCTGAACCGTGGCAGGCTGTCCGCTTCCGCTGGATACGCCCTCGCAGAGGCCTTTCAGACCGCCATCAAGGCGGCTGCAGAGGTGGCTCGGGACCATGGCATGGTCAGGGCATTTGCAGTGGCTCCTACGGCCTCCTGCAGCTACCGGTACAAAGATACTGATGGCTTTACTACTACCCCAGAAATTGCTCCACCTATCTCCCGCACCGTCGATCGAGACAGCGGGACGTTTGGAGTTGAGTCCTACGACTACGGCGATGTTGAAATCGCTAGTGAAGTCGGTTGGGCTGCATACAAAAAAGTAGCGGATGGTTTGATGACGCTGCTTAATAACACGGGACTTCTTCACGGATACAGTTTCAACTCTTGGAGTGATATTGTAACCTACGACAATGAATTCGTCGAAGAGTGGTTAGCTTCACCGCAAACTTCCCTTTACTATTCCTTGCAGGTTATGCATGACACTCAAGACAAGAGCAACGTTTATGCTGCTCTAGATGAAGCTGATGTTGATGATTACCTGGAGGAACTTCTATCCCCTGTTCCTGATTGTAATTGCGGCGAATGAACCCTTATACAAAACTACTTAATCGAAAGCGCACCTGGACTCCAGTGCAGACAACTGCTGGCAAGGTGCGCGAAGGCTCGGAGGAAACTATCTACCGAGCCCTTGCCATACGGCACATGGAACTCCCCGTAGGAGATTTTATACAAGATGCTCTCGAAAATGATGTCCCTGAATCGGCGCGTGATCTACTCCTATCCAACGTTAAAGACGAGGAAAAGCACGACCTTGCTCTCGGTTACATCGCCAATTCTTTCGGGGTTGATGAAAAAGCTGAAGCCGAAGCCATCAGACTCAGAGACGCGTGGGTTGCTCATCCTGATCACACAATCCTCAAAGCGATGGTTGCCGAGCGTGCGATTTTTTTCGTGCTCCTCCCGTTCCTGCGATTTAATGGTGATCCAGGAATGCGAACAGTCAGTGCCGACATAAGCCGAGACGAACAGGTCCACGTTGCATGTAATTCCTTGGTTTCCAGGGAGCTGGGCTTGACAATTTCCCCCTCCCTTGATAAGCTGCGTAAAGCTACCATTAACTGGATTATGCAGCCATTAGGTATAAATACTACCGATAAATATTTAGACAAAAAATTTTGGCTCGATCAAAGCGACTCTTTAATGTACGCAGGGAAAGCCGAAGGTCTTTTAGAAACACAGCGGGCCAGAATGCCTGCTTTCTTCGAACACTCCAATGTCAATCTCCCTCAATACGCTTGAAGCATACGGCATGACCGTAAGGACATTGCTCAACCAAGCTGATGAATCATTCCCCCCAACCAACCCCGGACCTGGCGATAGTATGTCTACTATTATGTACCGGGCTGGACAACGATCAGTCATCGACTGGTTGAACAAGAAACTAGAAGAGGAATTCTAATCATGAGCAAGAAGCAACAACTTTATAACCTAGTCATGGGTGCCTACGCTGGACTGCCTGAAGCAGCAAGCGTCGCAGCTCACCACATGAATGCGGTCTCAGAAAAGAACGCACTGAAGCACTGGCAAGCGCACGGCGGTGGCATCCAAGCTGCTGCTCAAAATCGTCGCAACCAACTGCGGATGCAACAGATGCAACAGCAGATGCAACAAGCAGCAGCAGCGGCACGCTCCCAGGCAGCTCCTGCTAAAGCACAAACCAAACAACTAGTCAGCACACTGAAGGCAGCTAATGCTGGTCCACGTGGTGCTCGATCTAAGACACAGAAACGTGCACAACAATCTGGCGTACGCAACACTAACGTGCTGCAAGCCAGCGGCTATCTCGGTGGTACTGGTGATAGCTCACTGCAAGCCAAACCAATTGGCGCATCAATCAACATGGCCTGATAAACAATGACCGCTCGTAACAGATACAGTCGCCTCACATCATACCGGCAGCAGTTTCTAGACGAAGCGGTTGAGTGTGCCCGGTTGACTCTACCTTACCTCATCATTGATGACGTAACTCGTACTACATTTAACAAGGTTAAAACTCCCTGGCAAAGTGTTGGTGCTAAGTGCGTGGTAACTCTGGCAAGTAAACTAATGCTTGCTTTGTTACCACCACAAACCACATTCTTTAAGTTCCAGATTCGTGACGACAAGCTTGGAGATGAGCTCCCAGCTGAAGTACGATCCGAACTTGATCTAAGCTTTGCTAAGATGGAGCGCATGGTGATGGATAGCATTGCAGCATCCAGTGATCGTGTCACGATTCACCAAGCAATCAAGCACCTTGTTGTGGGCGGTAACGCGTTGTTGTTTATGGGTAAGGCTGGTGTCAAACACTACCCGCTCAACCGTTATGTCATAGACAGAGACGGCAACGGAAATGTGATAGAGATTGTCACAAAAGAACTGATCCATGAAGACTTGCTGCCTGATAATTTTAAAGCTAAGGCACAGCAAGCAAGAGAAATGAACGGAGACACTGACAATAGTGTGTCCTATGAAAAAGAATGTGAAGTGTACACTCACGTAGTGCTGCAAGGCAACCGTTGGGTGTGGCACCAGGAAGCTTATGATCAAATCATTCCTGGTAGCCAAGGCAAAGCTCCTAAGGATGCATCACCCTGGCTCGCATTGAGATTCAATACTGTTGACGGTGAAAGTTATGGACGTGGACGCGTGGGTGAATTCCTGGGCGACTTCAAGTCACTTGACGCACTGTCACAAGCACTGGTCGAAGGCAGCGCTGCAGCTGCTAAGGTGGTGTTCACGGTCTCCCCAAGCAGCATGACTAAGCCGCAGGCACTAGCCGCTGCTGGCAATGGTGCTATCATTGCAGGCCGTCCTGATGACATCGGTGTGGTGCAAGTTGGGAAGTCGATGGACTTCTCTACCGCTGCTGCCATGATTGGTGACTACGAACGTAGGCTACTGGAAGCATTCCTAGTAATGAATCCACGGCAAGCGGAACGCGTCACAGCCGAAGAGATCAGGTTGACCCAACTCGAACTCGAATCCAGCCTTGGGGGACTGTTCTCCCTGCTGACTGTAGAGTTCCTAGTCCCTTATCTTAATCGTAAACTGCTGGTGCTTCAACGTACCGGTGAGTTACCACGCTACCCCAAAGATATTGTTAATCCAACTATTGTTGCTGGCATTAATAGTCTTGGTCGTGGTCAAGATCAACAATCCTTGACTATGTTCCTGCAAACTATTGCAGCCACACTTGGACCTGAAGCACTGGTCAATTTCGTTAACGCTGACGAAGCTATCAAACGCCTCGCAGCTGCACAAGGCATCGACGTTCTTAACCTGGTTAAGTCTATGGATCAGATGCAGCAAGAGCAAGAGGCAGCTATGCAACAGCAGCAGGACATGACGATTCTGCAACAGGCTGGACAGCTAGCCAAAGCTCCACTACTCGATCCCTCTAAAAATGAGAACATCCAAGAACCCCAGGAAGGTGACGCCGAAGACCTCCCCGAATCCACAGAAATCTGAAGAAACTAAAACTATTACTGTGGATGGAAAAGTCAAACCAAATATTAAAGTAACTCGCCCTAATGTCTGAAATGCAATTTGATGGCAGTGTACCTGCCGAACAGTCAGAAGCTCAAGCAGCTGATGAAGCTAGCTCACTAGAAATTGGTGAGCAACTTTCTCAAGCTGAGAACCAGCTTCTGGCTGGTAAATATAAATCCGCAGAGGATCTCGAACGTGGTTATCTGGAATTGCAAACTAAATTTAGTGAGCAAAACCCCACCCCTCAACAACCTGAACAGCAACAACAGTTTGAACAACCATCCTCTGTTGGAGACAAACTGGCTGAGGCATTTGAGGCTTACACAAACGAAAAACAATTCAACGCAGAAGCTTTTAACGATGTTTCAAAGGAAGAGCTGATCAAAGCTTTCTTTGATAACTCAGAAGCTCCGGCTGATCTTTCCGACCAACAGATTAACGATGTTGTTGGTAGAGTTGGTGGACAAGAGCAGTACGAACAAATGATGAGGTGGGCAGCATCAGTCTTTCCTCCAGAAGAAATCCAACAATTTGATCAAATCATTGATTCAGCAAATGTGACCCAGATTAATATGGCAGTTGATGCAGTTGCCAAACGTTTCTTCGACGCCAATGGCCAAGAAGGTACTACCTTGACTGGTCGCCAAGCTATAAATAATCAATCTTATCGAAGTCAGCAAGAGTTGATCCGTGACATGAACGATCCTAAGTATGAGAATGATCCTGCTTATCGCAACGATGTCATGAACAAACTTGCTAACTCCCCTAACCTTGAATTTTAATTTTTAAATAAATGGCTGCTACTATTGCTACACGTCAGCAGTCATCACTGTGGGATAACTATCTCAACTGGGTGACAAGTACTGACAACCGACTTTACGTTGGACACTTCGGGGTCTTGATGATCCCCGCGTTGCTTGCCGCAACTACCTGTTTTATCATTGCGTTTATCGCTGCACCTCCAGTAGACATCGATGGAATTAGAGAACCAGTTTCAGGAGCACTCCTCTATGGAAACAACATCATTTCAGGAGCCGTCGTACCCTCTAGTAACGCAATCGGGCTCCACTTTTACCCCATCTGGGAAGCCAACTCACTTAGTGAATGGCTCTACAACGGAGGACCATACCAGCTTGTTGTCTTCCACTTTCTCCTTGGCGTCTTCGCTTATATGGGACGCGAATGGGAACTTAGTTACCGACTTGGGATGAGGCCCTGGATCTTTGTCGCATACTCCGCACCAGTTGCTGCTGCAACAGCTGTATTCCTTGTCTATCCTTTTGGACAAGGCAGCTTCTCTGATGGAATGCCGCTGGGAATCTCGGGTACCTTCAACTACATGCTGGTATTTCAAGCTGAGCATAACATTCTTATGCACCCTTTCCATATGCTTGGGGTCGCTGGTGTTTTTGGCGGCAGTTTGTTTAGCGCCATGCATGGTAGTCTTGTTACTTCTTCTCTGGTTCGTGAGACTACTGAAACAGTTAGTCAGAACCAAGGCTACAAGTTTGGCCAGGAAGAAGAAACGTACAATATTGTAGCAGCTCATGGTTACTTTGGTAGACTCATTTTTCAATACGCCAGCTTCAACAACTCACGCAGTCTGCATTTCTTTCTTGCTGCTTGGCCAGTTGTTGGTATTTGGTTTACTTCTTTGGGGGTAAGCACTATGGCATTCAATCTAAATGGATTCAACTTTAATCAATCTATCATTGACAGTTCTAACCGTGTCATTCCTACTTGGGCTGACATTCTGAACCGTCAAGGTTTGGGGATGGAGGTGATGCATGAACGTAATGCTCACAACTTCCCTCTTGACTTGGCAGCTGCTGAGTCCACTCCCATTGCTCTCACTGCACCCGCTATTGCTTAATGAACGACACACAAATTTGGCCTACTGAACCCCGCATGTACATCGACGAAAACTCAGTCCCACATAACGAAAAAGCTGAGCGCCTTAACGGGCGCCTAGCTATGCTGGGAGTCATCGCTGCGATCGGCTCCTATGCTGTAACCGGTCAACTTATTCCAGGATTCTGGTAATGGCTAAACAAGGTTTGTATGCAAACATCCACGCCAAGCGCGAACGTATCGCAAAAGGTAGTGGTGAAAAAATGAGGAAGCCTGGGAGCAAAGGTGCTCCTACGGCAGCCAATTTCAAACAATCTGCAAAAACTGCTAAGAAAAAAAATGCCTAAAGTTGGTGGTAAAAAATACCCCTACACTGCAGCGGGGATGAAAGCTGCAGAAAACGCTAAAAAGAAATCTACTAAAAAGAAATGAAAAACGCCCTCCTTATTATCTCTACTCTCGCCTTTGCTGCTCCCGTTGCAGCTGGTCCTTATGTGAACCTCGAAGCAAAGCAGAAGTGGTCTGGTGAAGACTACAAATCAGCCACTCTTGAGACACACGTGGGCTATGAAAACAAGCTTGGTGACTCTGCCTCTTGGTATATCCAAGGCGGTCCTCAGATTCGTTTTCCTGATAATGCTGAACAAGTCGGCGCTGCCTCTGGCAAAACCGGTATGAAGTTCAAAGTTACTAAGCGCCTCAGTGCATACGGTGAAGTCTCTGCTGCAACCAAAGAGGGTCTGGAGCTGGAAGGCCTTGGCGTCGGGACCAAAGCTGGTCTCAAATATTCCTTCTAAGTAACGTACGTTCATCCATCATGGAAGAAAGCATCTACGAGCTACAATTTACAGTCACCTCTTTACGAATGCTCCACAAGGCTGTCACCTTTGCCCATAAGAACTGGCCAGGTGGAGACCCAGTGGAACAGCAATACTATGAGTATTTAAAAGATAGTCTGCAACGTGTACTCTTAGAGGAGACTTACATGCTGGACGCATAACACTCACACCATGGAACGGGGGTGTGATACTTCATGGAGATTAACATGCCTAATGTTGAACTGCAAGCTCGACTCAAAGAGCAAAAGGCCGCTGACAAACAAGCCAAGCTGAAGTATCGCGGCGTTACCTATCTTGTTAAAAACAAAGTTTACAGTTGATAGAATTTGTCCTTTATGCTACTATGTCTGAACAACAACCTCCACAAATATCCCAACAGGATTACAGAAACATCGATGCGGCTTTCACGTATCTGATGTCACCTCAAGTTGTTCAAGACTCTGGTGGCAGAATCCCACGACCATTCAGCGCACAAGCTGCGGCTGGTCTCTTAGGCTCTTGGGCTGTTGAGACCGGTGACCCCAACCTCATGCAATTGGATGTGGTTGAGCGTGGCTACGCTGCTGGTCGTGGTTTATCACAATATACTGGACCGCGTAGGAAAGCATATGATGCGCAAAGAGAATCGTGGATGAGAACTGGGTTAGATCCTAACCTTATGAGTTCTCAACTACTTTACTTTGCACAAGAGTATGGTGGACAACATGATCCAAACGGTGCATCATTGTCTGGTTATACTAGAGCTTTCGATAATCCCGATCGCTTTGGTTCAGCTTCTGAAGCATCTGAATACTTTACTCGCACCTACTTCAAGCCAAGTATTCCTCATTACGATCGAAGGGCTGAAGAGGCAGAGCGTATGTATACAAGGTTCAAACAGAAACAGCTAGAGAAACAGCCCACTAGTATGGGCTACTTTATTTAACAGCTTGGGAGGCACCTCAGAGTCGGACCTCCCTTGCATTGGCATCAAGCCCGTACGCGGATACCTTGCTGCCGTCTAGACGGTGGGATAGACCACAATACAAATTGAATACTTCAAGCGCTTGAAGGTAAACGTAAACCTTCTTTTAAAACAATACAATGGCTGATCAAGTTGTATCCGGTCTGTATGGTGCAACGCCTGCACTGACTGGATCCCTTGGGTTTAATTCTAACACCCAAGGCTATGACGCTGGTATCCAATCCGGCAAATATTCTACGTATCTGAAGCTGTTCAGCGGTGAGCTGTTCAAGGCTTATCAGAACAAAACTATCGCCAAAGATCTCTGCACCCGCCGTACTCTTAAGAACGGCAAATCGATGCAGTTCATCTTCACCGGCGTTCTGGATGCTTACTACCATACTCCTGGTAAACCGATTCTCGGTGAGACTACTGAAGGTGGGGGTTCTGCTAACCAGCTCGACGTGGCTGAAAAGACGATCATCATGGATGACCTGCTGATCGCTTCGACTTTCGTTGATGACCTTGACGAAGTTCTGGCTCATTATGACCTGCGCGGTGAAATCGCACGCAAGCTTGGCTACAGCCTCGCAAATGCATACGATCAGAAAATCTTCCGTGCTGCCGCTATTGCTTCCCAACAGGGTCGCGCTGTGGCTGGTCAGTTCGCTGGCGCTCGTATCGAGATCGGTAACGCTAACATCCAAGGTACTTCTGGTCACGCTCAGAAGATGGTTGATGCATTCTTTGCAGCAGCTACTCGCTTTGATGAGACTAACGTGCCTGCTGAAGGACGTGTTGCTATTCTCCCTCCCGCTAGCTACTATGACCTGATTACTAAGGTTGACGCTGCACTGATCAACCGCGACGTGGTTGGTTCTTCCTTGCAGAACGGTGACGGTCTGGTCAGCATCGCTGGCATCAAGATCCTGCGCTCCAACAACCTGCCTACTGGCACTAGCGCTTCGACTCACACTGATGGTGAGAACAACGACTACAGCTTCGCTGCAAACCAGAACCTCCAAGGCATTATCATGCACAAGGATTCTGTGGGTGTGGTTGAGGCAATTGGTCCTTCCGTTCAAACCACTTCTGGTGACGTGTCGATCATGTACCAGGGCGATCTGGTCGTGGGACGCTTGGCTATGGGTGCATCTCACCTGAACTGTGCTGGCGCTGTCGCCATCCACGCTGGTGGAGATTCCTCCGGTGCTGCCACCGATCTGACTGCTACCACCGCCGGTACTGAAACCGCTGGTGTCGTCCTGACTGTCTGATCCAATTAATTTTTTCTCCTTGGGAGGCTCCTTAACTGGGGTCTCCCTTTTTTTATATCCAAAATTAGACAATGCCTAATCCTAACTATGCAGTGTCCACAGAACTGGATGCAGTAAACCAAATACTAAGCTCCGTGGGACAGGCTCCTGTCACTACGCTGGATATGCAAAACCCTGAGGTTTACACAACACTGCAGACTTTGCGTGAAGTAAGCCGAAACCTCCAAGCTGAGGGGTGGGTGTTTAACACTGAACGTCGTGTCAAGTTCACTCCACGTGCTGATAAGACTATTGCACTTGAGTTTGATATTCTACAAATCGATGCTAGTAGAGACATGCATCGTGACACGTACAATTTAATTCAAAAGAAACGTTTGTTGTATGATAAGTATAATCATACCAACGAATTTGACGAAGACATCTACTGTGATGTCGTTTACTACTACGACTTTAACGATCTCCCCTACGCTTTCCAAGCACACATTCAAGCAAAAGCTGCACGTCAAATCGCTCTGAAACTAGTTGGCGATCAAGAACTCGTTCGACTACTCTCTATTGATGAGGAAATGACTAAGCAAGCTATGATGGAGTATGAGACCCAACAAGGTGACTACTCAATGTTTGGTTGGAAAGACGGCTATAATACATATAGCAGCTATAAACCCTTCCAGGCACTTGCACGATGACAACAATTACCCAGAAGATACCTAACCTGTTGGGAGGCATTAGCCAACAACCTGACGCTAAAAAATATCCCGGTGAAGTGCGTGACATGGTTAACGCATTTCCTGAGTATGCTCTGGGTCTGATGAAGCGTCCTGGCGCTAAGCTGGAATCCTCTCTTAGGGGAGCAGCTACCCCAGGAGGAACTGAAGGCACAAGAGAATGGGGAGCTACTGAAAAGTGGTTCGACATTAACATTGACGGTGTTCCGTATGTTGGTCAAATTAATGACTACAACCACACTGGTTTAACAGATCATCATATTAATTTAAAACTTTGGTATAAAGATAGTGGACTACCTAGAGCTGTTAGTTACGATGACTACTACAGCAACCCAGCTTATATCTCTAGTGGTTCCTGGGCTACATACGTTGCCAACATCAACTCCGAAGCTTCTGCTTTATCTTCTAAGATCTCTGGTCTGACAACTTTCCAGAATGAACAGAAAACTTACTACACTAATTTCCAAGCTACTAACGATCAATTCAATAATATTTTTGATATTAGTACTACCTACAACTTGGGAGAAGTTTACCAGTTTATCAACAATGCCATCCTAGAAGACTCCAACGGTAACATTAGTTACATCAGAGATGGTGGTACTATGACTGGTGGCCTACCGTCTATTCAAGCAACAGCTTCTATCAACCTTGATGACAACCAAATCACTGCTATAACTTTAACAGATGGTGGCTCTGGTTATGAAACAACTCCTACACTAACTATTTCTGGATCTGGTACACAGGCACTTGCCTCGTTTACTATGTCAACAATCGGTACTTACAAATTACTTAACGTAAGTAATTCTGGAAGTGGGTACAGCCAACGACCAATTGTAAGTGTTGACTCAGGTTTTCCCAATTATAATGCTACAGCTCTTATTAACACTAGTGGTAATGTAAGTGCTGTCTATTTAGATGGTGACAAACGGTTTTCTCCTAATGATAACACTAGTGAGGTTACTTTAGGTTCTGCTATTCTGACAAACCCAAGTGGAGCAGGTAATACCGTAAACAGCGGTTTTAAAATTGGATCAGATTATTGGTTTTTTGGTAGGTATATTTATGGCTGTGGTTATGCAGCTTGTAGTTTTTACCATGACGGCAACCGATACATCGATATTCCAGCTCAAGATTTAACTAATTATTCAACGATTAGAGTTTACGCTCAAGCTGGTAGTGGTAGTAATGGTGGTGAAAAACCAAGCTGGGAACACAGTAGCTATAATGGTGTTTACAAAAGAGCACTACAAAGGCTAATCCTGTCATTCTATGATAAAGATATAGATGGCACTGATCCTGGTTGGAATGATTGGAATGACGCTGATCACCATCTAGTTAAAGACTGCTACGTTTCTCCATTTCAACCTACTACTGCAGGTACTGTTCACCCTTATTGTGCGTGTGTAACTGATCCAACAACTGGTACTTTCTCCAACGATTATCCGTCTGATGATACTGAGTACACACCTGTTGACATTACTATTCCACCAGAGTTTCGTAAAAAGAACGTTTACATAAGGATTGATCAACCCTTTAAGGGAGACCCTTATTACAGTTTGGGTGTTAAAATTGCAGCAAATAACTACGCTGTCGGTTCTATCGAATTGATTCCTACAACACGAACTGGTTCTGATGTTGACCTGACATTTACTAACAACTCTTTAGAAACAGGTAATCCTGTATCAGCTGCTGCTAATATTAAAGTTGGTAAGGAAATTACAGGCGTAAGTCTGACTTCAGCTGGTAGTGGTTACAACGTTGGTACACCTACAACTGTTGCTTTTAGTGGAGGTAATCCAACAACACCTGCTACAGCAGAACTTACTATTACTCCTAGTTTCACTGCCGCTGCTACAAATGTTGGTCTTGGTTATGTGACAGCTACTGGTACTATTACAGGTGGTGGGGGTACAGGAGCTACAGCTTCTATTGATATTTCACAAGGTAAGATCCAAAACATTACAGTTACAGGTGGGGATAGTAATTATACTAGTAATCCTACTCTAACTATTTCTACGCCAAGTTTGCAAGCTGGTACTACATTTCCAATTTCTGCTAGTACTGGTGAGTTTACAGAAACTTCAACAAATCGAGTCTTTAGAATTGGTGTCGATAAAACAGACGCTTACCCTATCTTGATGAATAGGTTGGATCCTGATTCTAAAATTTGGGAATTGATTGAAGTTACTAAAGCTACTGATGCTGATGGTTCAGCTTTGGCAACTTATGAGGCTGGAACTTATGCTACAGAACAGACAACTTACGAGGGTTTAATTACTGCTCATAATAACGCAATAACTACAACAGATGGTAGTTACCCTACATTTGACACAAGCATAGCACCTGCAAACGATTATTTTGCAGACGATTTAAATGGTGGCACTGTTGACTTAACTAAGCTTAAGGTTGTAACTTTCCAGGATACTACATTTATCCTTAACCCTACTAAAAAGGTATC